AATGGAAACAGGCGGACCGCTTTGCCAATATCTGCGAGTAACAAAGTACCGGGGCGGCGTTTAATACCACCCTGCACTAGCTGCATGAAGTTGGTTAGGGTTTCAACACCATTGCCATAGGCTTTGGTATCCGACCGAGCCGCCATCAAAGGATCAAGTTGCCCAGACGAGAAGTTGGTCTGGAGGGTTCTTACCCTTCTCATGGCTTACAGCCTCGCGTTGGTCAGTCGGTTCAGGTTAACCTTTCTGGTTGTTTGAGATGCGGAGTCCGTGTGGCGCGCTTTACGAATCTGGAGTTCAGCTTTTTCTTCCATTAGCTGCGCAATGTCAGCCTGCATGGATACCCCAGAAGCCAGCGCAGAGGCCAGTCGATACTCAATCCCAAGCCGGAAATAGGCGGGCCAATCAATTTCATCAGCCCGGTAAATACCATCCAGCACCACCACATCATTCGTGCCAGCATCACAATAGATGTTGTCATCGTAGCGGTCGTACTCGATGTTGTAATCGTTCACCGTGACAGCGCGAACCATCAGGATGTCCGTTGGAAGTTGGTAAGCGGCTGTCCACCGTGCGCTTGGCGTAGCCGCTAACCGATTTAGTGTGCGTTGTGCCATAGCAAAACGCCAAGGAAACGAGGCTAACTCCGACTCTACGATTTCATCGTAGATGGCATTCAACACAATTCCCTCAGAGGAATCGTCATTAAACGAAGTAATTGGTTGCATACCAATCAGCGCACAGGCTTTTTGGGCTACAGCAATTGCAGTCGAAGCACCCATCTAAAACTCCAAGAAAGGGGGCGGCCCCGAAAGACCGCCCCGATTCATCAGGTTCCGTTAACTACAGTAACGGTAGCTGCACCAGTGGCACTAGAAATAACACATACATCTACAGTCGGGGTAGATGAGTCGATCACAATGATCGCATCACCCTTCTTAAGACCAGCGGTGTAAGTATTAAAGTAGCCAGAAGCAGCAACAGTAGCGATAGCATCAGCAGACTTGTACACATAAAGTGCCTCGTCACCGATGTTAATGCGCTTCATATTGTCAGCAGAAAATGCCATGGTCCACCCCCTTAGGTTTCAGTGTGCTTGACGATGTAACAACCATTGTCGTCAATCAGGACTGCGCCCTGCGACATAGAAGCTACCATCAGGTGAGCCTGTTCTTTACCCTGCCAAGTGACATCCATGCTTACTTCTGCACCAGACGCAGCACCAATAGCATTGCGGTGATAAGCCAGTGAGTTACGAACAGAAGATGCCTTGGTCAAACCAGAGTGAGTCATCACGAAGAAGGACATGAAACGCTTAGCAGAGAAGCCAGCACCCTTCCACGGCAGTTCAGCTTCCGGAACATAGTCACGGCTAGAGAACTCAACGATACCCATCAGGTCGGTCCAGCCCTGCGGGGAAACCAACATATAACGCTGACCATCATCAGCAACATCATTGTTGCCAAATGCTTCGTACACTTCTTCCAGCTTAGCCTGAGTAAGCGCACCAGTACCAGTCGTAGCATTACCAGAACCATCAACAGCGTTGATAATAAGCTGGTCAGACTGACGACCAAGGGCAGCAGACAAAGAGGTAGAAACAGCAGCGCGTTCGTCATGCTGAATCTTCAATTCGTCCAACTTGTCAACATACTCACCGAGATAGTAATCGGCCAGTGAGCATTCAACATTGGTGTGGGTCAGGTTAGCGAGCGGAACCTGTGCATTGCGGGACTTAGTGCCAGCTACGCCAGTGCCGATCTTTTGGAAGGTGGTGGACTCACCCTTAACATTGGTCTTACGACGAACAGTATTGAGCAGCTTAGCCCCCATGCGCTGAAATGCAAGATGAACTTCGCTTTCAAACTGTTTTACAAAGGCAGTATCAATAGTATTTGCCATTACAGTTCTCCAGTTGTTGAAACAAAATCAGCGGTTGTCCTCTGAGTTTCCGTCTTAGTTACCCTTGGGGCTAAGACTTCCGGCAGCGGGGCCACGGACACAGAATAATCAGGCTTGCTCAGGTTAGCAAGCACTAACTAACCAAAATGTTTTTGCCACGCCTCGGTTACTTTGGCGCGGTAGGCGTTGTCAATTTCGCCCGGTTTCCAATAACGAGGGTCATCCATCATTTCTCGCAGCTTGTCTTCGGACATTGATCCGGTTGAAGGCTCGCCGCCAAAGTCAGAAAGGGATGGCTCGGCTTGAATACCGATAATCTTTTCCAGCACCTTGATAGAATTAGCGTCAACGGCAAAATCTGCCATGACATTGTATTCCTGCTCGCTCAAATTCTTAGAAAGCCACATATCTACGCGGTCAATTCGAGCCTGTGCATTTTCGCCAAGCGCACTAAGTTCCGCTTCATGGTTAGGCAAACCGCCAAAGTGGTACTCAAAATACTTGTTAATGCCTTCCTGAAACTCGTCTTGGGTCAGGCCACGGCTATATGCCGTTTCCTTCCACCAGCCCAGCATTGGATCATCATCCGACATCTGGGCTTCCCAGCCATTCGGCAGGTTTTCCAGTTCAGGTACAGCATACTGGTACTTGTCGGCAGATTCCGGTACACCATCGCGAGGTTTCAGAATCTCGGCCTCAAGTTCTTCACGCAGCGAAGATGCTCGCTGGCTAAATTTCTTTTCCAGTTCTGTATAAGACTTTGCTAATCCTTCTACATTAGGCTGGTTTGCCTCTGTATTCCAGAATTTTTCTGGCAAATATTCGGGACGAGGAACCGCAGTCGGGGTTGCTTCGCTCGATGCTGCGGCTTCTGGCGCAGAATCAGTTGTCATGTCACTCATGGCTGATTTCCTTCTTTGGCGCGCTTAATGCGCTGTTCAATAATGCCGACAATAAACCGCTGCCCCTCAATATGGGCCAGTGAATTTGGGTCAAAGTTCGGCCCCATCACCCTCTCGATACTAATCGAGCGGAGATATTTCAAAGCAAACTCGCCGTTTGCTCCCGAAAAGCACAGAGCCAGTGCTTCGTTAATTCGATCTTCTGCTTCGTCAGAACGCTGGATTCCGTCTATCAAGGCATCATTCCTTTGGCCGCCTGAGCCATTTCAATTACAGAACCCGGAGCCTGCTGTTCCATTGCCATCGCCTGCTGTTGAGCTTGACGCTGCATCATCATGCGTTGGGTTTCGTCAATTAGGATTTTCTGCGGAATTTCGTACCATTCAGCCAGCTTTTTGATGGTTTCATCCGGGCTAATAAACTGCGATGCAGCCTGTGGCCCCATCGTTTGAGTAACCAGAGCAATAAAATTCGTAAGCTGCATAATGTCCTGATTACGCTGCGCACGAGCCAGCGGCGATTTGGCAACAATCTTAACTTCACGGCCATCTACCTTTGGAATCTCGATCTTGCCTTGCTTTTTCAGGATAGAAATAACACGGCGCAGCAAAGGATTAACAAACTCTGCCTGCAATCTGCCATAGGCAGAACCAATAATTTCTGCAAGATTAGATTGGCGAGCCGCTACTTCAGTAGCTGACATTGGCGTAGTGTCGGTCCGGCCTAAGTCTTGGTTGTACAATGCGCGTTTAATGTTTTGCTGCATATTCTCAATAATAAGCTGCGAAACATCGAACTTTGCTGGCGACTGTACAGCCTCAAGACCACGGCTATTCGGGCTTCTTGGCACGATTGTGCCGGGAATTAGTTGAATCGTATCGACATTGATAACGCCATCGTCATCTGCCTGCCAAATACCGCCAATTGCCATCTGCGCATTTTCTAATACAAGCTGCATAGTCAGGTTACAAACCTTAATTGCAGGCAATGCGTTCATCAGCGGGCCACGACCATAGATTTCACCAGCCGCTTTTGACCAGCGGAAGTTAACCCAAGGGCGAGAACCTTCACCCTTAAATGAACCTTCGATAATCTTGGTCTGTGACTCCAAATCAATTACACAGTAGTTGTGTACTTCCTGTGAACGGTCCGTCCAGTCACGATATACCGCATCAATAAACGGTACGCTTGCCTCAGGATTGTTGCGCATCTTGGCTTTCAATGCTTCCGACAGTTTGGCCTTAGGCCATACGGTCAGAATGTCTTTAGCTTTAACGCTACGCTCACGGAACACACCGTCAATCTGGTCAAACGGCCCAGAATCTAGGATTGTTTGGCTTAACGGAACAGACAAAAACTTAATTGGATTTGTTTCGTTGCCTTCTTCAATCAGCATATTGGCTGTACCAACAGCTAGATCGAGGAACGACTCATGGACTTCCTGCGAAAAGTTAGAGTTCTGGATAATTTCACCAACATATTCGGTAATCTCGTCCAGTTCTGACTGCACTTTGTTACGCAGTTGCATCGGAATATCTGAACCCGGCTCAAGTCGGAACCATGTTGCATAGTTCGGTACAATGCCGTACTGCAATCTGGATGCAAATTCCTGCACACCTACGACTGCGGTTTCGTCAAATATCTTGTCCATGCGTGACTGCGCTGGTGCTTCCATAAAAAAGCCTTCGCGCAGCGGCAATGAATACTCATAGCACTCCTGCCAAACATCAAGCCAGTTCGCCCTTGCTTGTTTGGCTTTGGTATAACGCTTGATGATATAGCTAGCATCGGCCATGACTTACCCCAATGTAGTTCCGTCTTCTGGTTGCTGATAACCACGATAGCCACTGAGCATCACGCCACGGCGGCGGCGGGTTAAGTCTTCGCTTGCACCTCTTGCTTCTTTTTTAGCCAGTGAAATCTTTTCCTGCTTGGCTGCTTCTTCGCGTTCTTTACGCTGACGCTCCAATTCAGGATCAGGTGGCGGTGCCTTAGGACTACTAAAGGCCAGTTCCAATGGACCTTCATAATCAAATGATTCATGTGAAACCTCAACGAGGTCATCATGCGTCATCTGAAATTCAATGCTGGTGTAAATCTTCATGGCTTACCCCAGCATATCTTCGTCTTTGAAGCCTTTATATCCAGCGGTCAAAAGGCTGCTAAGGCTACCCATACGACCACGGCGGCGTGACTTACTTCCGCCCATTGTTTCTTCGGCTTGCTTACGCGCAGCAACCACTTCTTCCTTTTTAGGTTCAGGTGGTGGCGGTGGTGGTTGAGGAGGCTGACTGCCGCCACCCTTAGCTTCAGATACCGGACCATTGTAATCAAAACTATCAGCGGACAGTTCGAGAAGACCGCCCTCAGTCATCTGGTATTGGATGGAGGTGTACACCTTCATTTCCATTCTCCCTTGTGAATTAGCGTCCCGCCTGTCCGCATCATCTGTTTATACAGTTGCCACGGAGTCAGCACAAATAAGCCTTTAAGACCCAGTAGGTGCTTGATGGCTTGGGTGCAGTATAGTATGGAGAAATTAAAAACGGAATTTTTATCCCGGCGGGGCCGATACGACACAATTGTGGCGTTTCTTTCATTTTTTGCCCACTCGATTACATCCTTTGCCATCAGCGGATGGTAGATCCAAGTCTGGAAAAACTTAGAAGTCCAGTCCATAAAAATCCAGTGGTAGCTACCCGGCTGGTATCCAATGGCGCATACATGCTTAAAACCTTTGCGGGTGTGAAATAAATAATCCCACCAGCGGTCAGGCTCGTCTTTGTCAATAAACATTACCAACCAGTCGAATTCCGGCGGTTGAGGTTCCCCCAACCTTTGTTCTTCCCGAATCCCGCTCGCTGATCCCAAATGTTCCAATTGGACCTCCCATTCGCCACTTGCGCTGGCTTGTTGGCATTGGTTGTTAATGATCTTCCCTCGCCCGAACCAATGAATAGGTACTGCAATGCGTCATGCACATGGGAATATTTGTTCTTGCTAGGCTTTTCTTCGTACCGAACCTCGCCAGAAACCGATACCCGGCGGTAGTTGTAGCCACCACGGAATCCTTTAATCAGGGTTTTGCAGGATGGATCAATCGTAAATCCTGGCATACCGTCCACCATACGATTCAGCGGTGCTTGTACCGACTCGATTCGCAGGACTGGATCATTACTGGGAGCCGGATATGCCTTGATCCCATTTGCCCGTAGGATTTGGAACGGCGTTACTTCGTCTGTCTGGGCACGGAAATCACCTGCCGGGTCGCCATAAATATGCAGTTCATTGCTTGGGCAAATAGCTTGAATCTGGTTTCGCAGCAATTCCGAGAACCGGACTGCCCCCATGTCTCGTGTAACGACCTCATGGAAAATTAGCCAGCGACCGGAACTTAGCCTTTGACCAAAAGCAGCAGCAGGAGTAAGACCAAAGTCGATACCAATATAAACAGGCAATTCAGGAATGACACGGATCGGCTCCTTGGATATGTGAACCTGTTCGTTAAACATCGGGTAGATCGCTTTACCAGATTCAATCGTACCCAATTTGTTCAGCACATAGACATCAATCCACGACTTTGTCTTACCTGTAATAATTTTCTTGTAGTAGTCACCCGGCAGGTTATGGAAATTCTCCGCTAGTTGGTTGCCAATGTACTTAATTACCTCACCAGAATCGTTCTTTACCTCGGTCATTCCCGGAG